CATAGTCATAAGCAATGATGTCCTCTTGCCCAAAGCGAGAGGCTATCCCAATAATTGCGTCATCAAAACCATCGGCTTTCATCATTAGAACGGCTCCTTATCTAAATTGAAATTAGGTGTATTCATGTTAATGTCATTCGAGTCAAAAGCAGGAACACCCCACACTCGAATACTCTTTCCTTTTACCCATAAAAAAGTGCTCTCGCCATTAATGTCGCGTAGACGTTGAGCAATCTTATGCGGTTTGTACTCAAAGAATTTATTCTTACGCAGGTGCGCTTCAAAATCTTTGAGTCGGAAGTAAGTGATATCGTCCTCCGGATCGGTCCACGGTCTGCGAAGCAAGATTTCTTCCTTATCTTGAGCTTTCTGAATATGCTGACAATATTCCTCAAGGTAATCGTAAAACTGCCCACTGGTTGAAGCATCTTTAGATACCTCGATCACGGCTGTTTCATCCTCTTTCATTTCAGACAGTAGGGTCGATATTCTAGCCTCCCATTCATCTCGTTTGACGCTTTTTGGCATGAAGTTCAATTGCTCCATGCAGGCTTTTTGAAAAGTAGGTTGACTCAGCAAAGCATCGGTATCCAGCTCTAGTGGCTCTGAATTTACGTCCATGAACCATACTGGAGGCTCAGAGTTGTACTTTCTCAAGTTGGCGATTGTCGCGCCCCGAACAAGAGCACCTACTCCAAACTTGCGTGTTTGGCAAAGATCTTTATTGCAGTGCGATTTCACAGGCGCATCGCTACACTTGTATGCGTAGTCTTTACGCTCTACCTGTTTAGCTACGGCGTTGACCTCACTGAGTGGCAAAGGCGGCACGAGATAGTTGGTGTTGTAAGTCAGGATCTCTGTTTCCCAACTATCTGGGTAAGCCTTGCGCAAATAAACGCCCAAGTTAAAAAGACCATTGTTACGACCACCCTCTGAAATTTGTTGCTTACATAAAATCTGCAAACAAGGCGGTCCATCCGGCATGAGATCTGTTTTTGATTGCTTGGTTTGCAAAGCGATCAAAGATTCAAAAGTTAATGAACACTTTTCATACAAACCAAAAAACTCTTCGAGCGTTGCTGACGTACCGTCATCGTTGAAAGCATAACGTAAACCATCTTCTGCATCGAAGTACGGCATGTTCAGGAAATTACCTACATCACCTCTATCGAGGTGCAGTTTAATCTGCTTTGGGAAAATCTCTGACTCGCCGTAACCCAGCGCTGCTGCAATATGCTGAAGCGTCTTCTGCATATCTTTGGCAGGCACCCAATCTTGCGTGAACAAGAAACAGTGCGCTCCCCCTGATTTTGACCGGCAGACGACCATTGGAAATTCAAGTTTTGCTATAGAGTCTATGAGCTTTTTGTGGTCCAGAGGATATTGATCAATGTCAATGCACCCCCACTTGCAGTTGTTGTCTGCATTGATAGGGATGATCCCTATACCAATTTTACCCGCTAAGTGGCGTTCCCATAGTTGCGTGGTCCGTGGTTCACGTACAAGTGCCGCACGACCTGTATTCTTTCCATTTGCATTTTTCTTCTCTACCTTGAATGTTCCATATGCCTCGTCCAATCCGGCGAATATATTCGCGAATTTTTCGACTGACATGGAAACAAGGGCGGCTTACGCCGCCCCTCCTTGGTTGGTTTAGAATGGTGCGTCTTGAACAGGCTCATCTTGGTGCTTAACAACGACTTCGTCTTTCTCGACGGATTCACTAAACACCTTGGCTTGTTGGTAAAGATGAGTATCTTCTACCAGACCAACACGAGAGATGTCCCAACCGTGCCATGCACCTTTTGAATTTTCCTCAGTGATTGTCTTGAGCTCATACACACTTGAGAAGCGTGGCGGTACGAACGGTCCATTCTTGCCTTGTAGCGTTGTGGACGCAATCATACTGTTCCATTTACGTGACTTCTTGAGCTGTGTGGATTTCATAGCAATGAGCGCGGTCTCACCAATGCCCTCCGGCGTAACGACTAAGACAAAATGCTGGTGGGTCTCTTCGATGTAGCTACCCTCTCCACCGACAACGTATTCTTTGTTGTCACCGGGATCGCGTTTTGTTTCTGGACGTGTATCCTGAGAAGTGTAGATGTTCAATGGTGCACCAGTGCCCGAGCCACGTGGCTCCCACTCGATAAATCGTCGCTGATACGCACAAGGTATTACACGCATACCTGTTTTACCTTTGATGATTTCACCGGTGACTGTATTGTAGATGTCACCCTTACGTGCTTCTTCATTCGAATCAAGTATGGGATCAAGACCCGATAAGATTTTGAGGAAAGGTAATGCAAGATCATCTTGCGTAATGTTTTGGTTACCAGCACCAGCGTGCTCCTCAAACAAGGATACGTCTAGTGTTACGATTTCTGCTGACTTTTTCTCAGCCACTGCTTTAGATGTTGCCATTATTTACCTCTCTTTATAGTTGCACGTTGTCCGACGTATGCGCCGAACATATCCATGGGAAAACCGTCGCCACTTTCTACACGCTCTTTGACGAAAGAACGTAGTGTCATCGGATGTATTTCAGTTTTTTGCTCTGCGACATAGCCACTGCTTGCGGCCATGCGCATGAACTTTTCAGCATCATCATCTTGACCACGTCCAAACTTGCAGGACACTGTGTTCTTGATGATGTCATCAAAACCGTTATCGCGTAGCCAAGCATAGGCCTCTGGTCTGCGGTCCACGGGTATTGATGCGCCGTAAGTTTGTTTGACGTTGACCTCAGAGCCGTCATCCAAGGTAAACTTGGATAAGCCGAGCTCAACCATTTGTGCGGGTAGGTCCTCATCAGTAAGTTTGTGAAGCAATCTTTTTGCATCTTTGAGCTGTTGCTCAATAGCCGTAACAGCATTTTCTGCATCAACAATTTTCTTAGCTGTTAATGCAATGCCGCCGAGGTCTGACGGCAATACCTCTTTGTTGCCGGTATCAGCCTCGAACATCTCAGTTATATCATTCATAGTTTCTCCTGTTTTGAGTCGCCGGTTGACGACTTGACAATGCTGAGATTATAGCTATGATGGAAGCATGTCAACCTTTAATTTCAAAACAAAACCATACGACCACCAACTCAATATCCTTAAGACCAGCTACGATAAACGATACTGGGCTTTGTTTATGGAGATGGGGACGGGTAAATCAAAGGTATCTATCGATACCATGTCTGCATTATTTGATCAAAAAGAGATCAAAGCTGCACTAATCATAGCGCCTAAAGGCGTCTACGATAATTGGGTCGAAAAAGAAATACCGACACATCTTGCGTGTGATCATCATATTGTCCGCTGGACGCCGTCCAAAAGCAAAAAGTTTACAGAAGAGCTCCGGACAATCTGTCTCGAAAAGATGAATTCATTGAAGATATTTGTTATGAATATCGAGGCGTTGTCGACGGAACGTGCTTTCGCAGTCGCGGAGTATTATCTTCGCCATAATCCAGAGAACATGGTCATAATCGACGAGTCAACGACAATAAAAGGCCGCACGAGTAAGCGCACTAAAAACTGCATAAAGCTTAGAGATGTTTCTAAATACCGCCGCATTTTAACCGGCAGTCCTGTAACCAATAGTCCTCTGGATCTATTTAGCCAATGCGCTTTCTTGAGCAAGCTTGCTCTTGGAGATACTGCAAAAAGCTACAATGCTTTTAGCAATCGATACGCAAATATAGTCCGCATGCAAGGCTCTCGTGGATTTTACCCACAGGTGACCGGCTATCGTAACTTAGATGAGCTCAACAAACTTGTCGACAGCTTCAGCTCCCGGGTGCTCAAACAAGAGTGCCTCGACCTCCCGGACAAAGTCTACGAGATCAGGAAGATTGAATTCACGGCAGAACAAAAATCGATGTATGCGCAGATGCATAAATATGCGCTGGCGCAGTTTGATAGCGGTGAGATGACAACAACGGCCAACGTCTTAACTCAAATCATACGTTTGCAACAAATATGTTGTGGATTCCTCCAACCAGACGAAGGTGAAATCCAGCCCCTACCTAACAATAGAATGCCAGAGCTGTTGAACGTTCTGAGCGAAACACAAGGTAAAGTTATTATCTGGTGCACGTTCACACACGACATTATCAATATAAAAGAAGAATTAGAAAAGCAGTACGGCTCAGGTTCGGTGGCCGCGTACTACGGCGCAACTCCACAAGACGAGCGCCAAGAAATAGTCACTCGATTTCAAGATCCAGATAATCCGTTGCGATTTTTCATCGGCCAGCCATCGACCGCTGGCTACGGGATAACACTCACGGAAGCAAATACGGTCATCTATTACTCGAATAGTTACAACTTGGAGCACCGTTTACAGTCCGAGGACCGCGCACACCGGATCGGTCAAACAAGTAAAGTGACCTATATTGATTTTATTATTGAAAAAACTATAGAGGTTAAAATTATTAAAGCCCTTCGCGCCAAGATCAACTTAGCTGAGGCTGTCTTGGGCGAGGGCGGACGTGAGTGGTTACTATAAAATGATAAGAAGTAGCACAAACGGTAAGATTATTGCGACCACAGACAATACTGTCGCAGCGGATTCATGATCCTTGAACATTGTTACTCCAGATAGATAATTAGTTAAAAAGGTATGAGCTTCTAAATCAGGCCGTATCATAAATGAGTTTACGTATTTTGACAATCCAATTTTGAGGGATTGCTGTTACTCGGCCACCCATATCGACCTCGTCTGAGTTGTCACTCATCTTCGGTGCAAATGAACCTATCAACAATAATTGATCATTACGCGGTGTTGGTAAAACCCAACCGACGTCCCTGCAGGTGCACACGGTATGTTTTTTAATCTCGCTAATTTCGTGCCATCCGGCCTCCATCTCACAAGCGTCAACCCACTCAACCTCAACCAAATCCAGATTCATCATCGCTCCTGCTCTCCATTGTTGTGACAAGGTTTTTGCACCACCAGTATAGTTCTGAATCGTTAAGAGTATGTTTCATAATGTTCATTCGGTAACAAATTAGCTGGATATTTGTCAGATAGTAGGGCTTGTCCGGGTGGATTCTGTCGATAGAAACATTAAGCTCTTGTGTTCCCTCTCCCTTATACCACGTCATATATTGACCTGTCAGAGCACAGCGACCTTTTTGTTTATCCCATAATTCTTTTAGATGCTCGGTGGTAAGATGCCACTCGATACCTTGCTTAACCCGGCTGTGTTTGAGCTGTGCGCATAGATTAGCTAAATAATGATAAGGGTGAGCAGATTTTGATCGGTTGTTTTTTACCTGATGACACTCGCGACAATATGAACGGGTAAAGGACTCTTTGTTACGAGATTCTTTCACCTCGAATTGGTCGGCGGGCAACTGTCTTTTGCACGCCGTGCACTCGATCAGACCGGACTCTTTATTGCCCCTAGCCATATGCCCAGCGCGATCATGCCTGCAAGTGAAAGCCAAAATATTTTATTCAAAATACTTTTGCCCACTTCTTTTTGGATCCTAGTAATGAGTTCATCAGCCACCATTTTGGCTAACTTCCTCTGTTCGGCGTCCTTTTCGCAATCGCTCATATCTCCTCCAGAGATCGCACGGTATCATTAGCCCATCAGGCTTGCAATACCTTTGTTTGTCGGATTAGCTAACGCTAATATGTCATCCTCTGGAAAAGCGGCGGATAACCGAGCCGTGGTCTGCGGGCTGGTTTGCCCTGTTGGCGCTGCAGCGACGGGTGCTGCAGGGGTTGGAACTAAAACTGGTGGAGTGCTTATTGGTGGAAAATATAATGGTCCCCTTCTGCGCGTTGTTTCTTCAATCTCGCGCAGTCTTCGCTGTCGTTCTGCCTCGTCTCTTTGCCTTTTTAGCTCTTCCAACTGCTCTTTTTGTATACGCTCTTCATCAGTCTCTACAGTAGATGCGCCTGTTCGAGGCAATACGCGACTAGTCACCCGTGCTACAGCGCTCGCACCAGACAAATAAACGAGGTCTTTGAGAGAATTGAAAATTCTTCTTGTGGTTGATAGCAAGTCTTTTTGATTACGAGGTGTGCGTAAAGCCTCATATAAAAGCTCAGGATTCAGGATTATTCGTTGTAGCATCTCTCTTCTTAGTGATGCTGGAGCCTCTAGAAGAAGCTCTTGTAAGAGAGTTGAGCCCGCTTGACCTTGAACAAGCTCCGCGCTTGCCAACGTACCCGGCATGAAGGTCTTACCAAACATGACACCTAAACGAGCACCTGCCGATCGA